CGTTCAGATCAGCGAAGCGATACTTGCCGCTATTGAAGGGGCGACCCATCCGCTTATGGGGAAGGTCGGGCATTGGAATACCCTTCTCGATTTCTGGACGCATCTTATTTCTCCTGAATGTCTTTTGCCTTAGCGGCATAGAGTTGACGTAAGCGTGCAAGCTCGGCGGGAGCCAAGCTACCCGAGTGCTTCTTGATTTCTGCGGCGCACTCGGTCAGGCCGGATTGATCAATGACCAAAGCAATCGCGGCTTCGAGAGCGGCAACCACTGGGTTATTGAACTTTACTTCCTGCTCCTCATCGGGATCGTCGCCTGTCTCCAGGCCCATCGCTTTGAGCAGGGCATACTTCACGGCATAGGACATTGCCTTGCCTGGACCCTTGTCTTGATCGTCAATGCCGTAGCCGAAAGTCTCCACTTGCAGACAATCATCGGGCTCGTCGATGTTCACAAAGCGCACGATCATATTACATTCCGTGCGGTTCCCATGCTGAGAAGATTGCACGGAGATGGGATAGTAGATCACCCCTTCTTCGAGCAGGGCAGGGCGTACCTTTGCGGTAACGCTATCGTGCGACACGATAGAGTAACGCATACCCTGCTTCTTCTCCTTCTGGATGTATGTCACCTTACGCATAGCATTGGCCATGCGCTGGTGAAGGTTTGGTTTATCAGACATCTAATGCTCCTGCCATGTGGTCTTTGTGTAACCAGATTGTGTGCCACCTTTTGGATGGCGGATAAGCCCTCTTTATATTCGAGGACACGATGAGCCCCATCTGGGTAAGCTCACTACGTCTTGTGCGATATGTCGAACCCCTCGCTTGGAAGTGTTCGTTCAGATCAACGTCTGTAAAGCCATGCCTGCCTGCCTTCTTGGCGTAGGCCAGCACCTCTAGCTGTATCTCTGTTATGTCTGGCGTAACGGCATGGGCTGCTTCCCTGCTGGTATCCCGATCATCTTTCCTATGGCGATTGTAGCCGCCATAGAATTGCAGAGCTTGTTGGTATGTCATGTAGCTCATCCCTCCTTTGCTGCCTTGAATAGCAGCCTCCCCCTCTTGTCGCGCTTGATCACAACACCATGACCGTAGGCTTCGCCTACGTCATCCCCCACCAATTCCTTGAGCCCGTCCTTGGCTGCGTCATATTTCTTCGCGGCCTCGGCGTGTTCGAGATAGTCCTTCGCTGCGCTTGCCCAGGCATTGCTGCTGGTCATGTCGGCAACGCGCATCCCATCTACCTTGATTGCTTCGCTGGCCTTGTTGCCCTCTGCGATCTTGGCGGTGGGGATAATGTCGGGGGCCACACGGTTCTCAACGTGCCACCAGAAGGATGTCTCTAGCTCAATGAGCTTCTCGATATAGTCGTCATCCCGATCCACCTTGCAATACTGTGGCTCGTCATTGCCACGGATCACAGAGAAGTAGCAGAACAACCGATTGGTTACGGCCATGTAGTGCTGCAACTGCGGCGCATAGTAGCGGGCCTTGTCCCAAAGGTTCGCGCTATTGCTGCTGTGCTTCATCTCTAGGAAGGTATCGTGATTGCTGATCCACCGATCCACATGACCAAACATAAACTTGTGGGTGGGATGCTCGAAGAATGGAGGTGGGTCGATCACCTCGAAGCCAGACATACGGGCGAACCATTCGGCGTGGAAGTTCTCGGTGCGTAGGCCAAGCTGCACACGGAACACGCCGGATAAATCGTCTGGCTGTTTCTCCCCGATTTTCTCTAGGTACAGGTCCCGCCACTCGCCACGCATGATGCGGCTGGCATCCGAGCCACCGATACCCTTGGACCTATTGAGGGTAGCCATAGTATTGACAAAGGTTAGTGTCATTGTGTTCTCCTTGTTGTTGATACTGCGTTATTGCAGCAAGCTACATTCTTGTCAATAGCTTGTCTGCATTTTCCAACCGCTCCAACCAGAACAATATCTTTTCTTCCGTTGGTTTGCCTGCCTCTATGAACTGGGCAGGCAGCGGCATGTTGGGATATTTGTGGGTCTTTACCACTTCACGACAGGCTTCTTTGAATGCAGCGCATGGCATATCTTGAAGCACTGAGATGTAGATTTTTAGCCCGGTCTTTTCTGGCAATGATGCGCGAAAGACTTGAGCTATTGCCTCTAATGCGGAGGCTACTTCTTCAAGCGAGGCCGGAGCTTGAGCCCGCCTCACTGCGAGGAGGGCGGGCGAAAGCTCCAATCGAGCTTGTTCAGCGGTCCAGTTCTCCGGCAATCGGCGGTGTCGGTTCAGCCAACTCACTAAATAATTGGTTGAGTCGTTGACGATTTGCTTCAGCCACAGTGGAGGTGTTGGCAAAAACAGATTGGTGTGGTCGCTGGATTGCGAAGGATCGGCGTATCCAGTTACGCCACGTTGCGTCCCAATCGAGTTTCGTGCCGCCTGTACCGCGCCAGTAATCGCGGAACTTATGGGTTTCAAACTCTGTGTTGACATTGGGGTGTTGCTCCTTTGCCCACAGTATATCTTCTTGTCTTGGTTCCCAGTTATCGGGAAGCCTATGGGCTTGGCTGTGTTTCTTCCTTGGTCTGCTATCGTCGAATGGTTTTATCCGACTCTCTGTTCCCATTTGTCTATCTCCTTTGCTGGGATTTCATTGATCGAGATTGCGTAGGATGCCTCGACCATTTTCTTTTTAAGGGCATACACATCAGTAACCATGCCCTTCACATCTTCAACCACGACACGCTCAATCCTATGCCGCTCGTCAAGAACCGCATAGCGAAAGTCACCACGATAAGTAGTAATTGGTTTACTGTTAATGGTGATAGGGAATTTAGGCTGTAACTCAAGGCCCTCGATCTTGCCTTGTTCTTGCATGGCTTTCAGTTGCAGATAGCGTTTACCTTCTGCCGCTGATGCAAACCAAAACCCATCTATGTGTTCGCCCTTGGCATTGTACTTACCACGCCTGGACTTGGGCTGTGGTTTGGGCGGCTCATCCCCTGGCTTTTTAACGATGAGCTTTTTGAATCTCATTCTGTTGAATCCTTGGCTTCGATGTTTAGTTTAAGTCCGAGAGAAATGCACCAACACATAAGCCAGAAGCAACCTGGAAGTTTAACTCCTGCCTCCCACTTGTTTACTAAACCCTCAGACACACCGAGGGTAGAGCATAGTTCTTCTTGGCTTATGCCCAGATACTTTCGTCTTGCGACGAGCTTTGATATTATCTCTTTATAGAATACTTGTTCAGTCTGGCTGAGTGCTGTGGAATGCACCTTCCGAGGTACCTCCACTCTGTTGACCCAGATAGCTAGCGATCTTTTCGGCTGTGCAGAATCGTAGGTCGCACCCATTAAGGGCTCGATAGTAGGTACTATCAGGGACTCCGGCGCTAACAAAGGCTTGCTTGAGGTTGACATTGTTCGCCTCCGCGAGTTTCGTTAGTTGTTCGAGGTAGTTTGTGAGCATAAGGGTAGCCTCCTTCCTCAAGATACTGCCCTTATGCAGTTGGTCAAGCGTTCTTCTCTCGCTCGTACACTTCGCGTTCTAGTTCCGCGATCTGTTGGTGCAGTCTTAGATACTCGTGGCTTTCGGGATGTGCTTGGCGGGCGAGTTCAAGGCGCACAGCTATGCGCGCCCTGAGTACTGCCAATGTATCCCTTGGCTTGGCTGCGATTTGGTTTCGCAGCATCAAACTTCCTCATTCTCGATGAGATAGTTTGCTGCCTCGGTAGCCTTCTTCTTCGCCTCATCGGCTGCGCGGGTAGCCTCGCCAGCAGCGAGCCACTTCTCCACGGTTTCAGTCGGCACGATTTCTGCTTGGACGAAATCATCGCCTGACCCTGCGACATACTCCTTATAGCCGAGCGATTTGAAGGTATGCTCTGGCTTGAAGATTGCGCTGAATGCTTGCATGTTTTCCGGCGTTGCCGGAAGCATGATGGCAGACCCCCACCCATGACGGATGACGATGTGGTGCGAGTTACGAGTTGCTTTCATGTGGTGATTCTCCTGAATCATTGGCCGAGCAGGATGCTTCCGGCGGTGAAGAAAAAGATCACGAACCCCGCAGCGGCGAGGGCTCCGATAGCGACAGCGATTGCGTCAATGATACTGTTGATCATGTGTGTTCTCCTTTAGCGTTGGGATACTACTGCATATGTGCAGTGATGTAAACCCCTGACCCGAGTGAGTCAGGGGCTATTGAAGTGGGGCCTATGCGGCCTCCACTCCACCGCCCTGCGGAACCTCGCGAGAGCCGATGGCGAACCGCTTGGCGCGTTCCATCGCTTGCGTGGAGAACTCGCGTTGCTGTGTGGGGCGAGCCACCGGAGGCTCGAAGGATTCGCCAGTGTGTTGAGTGTAAACCTCGCTAGCGAGTGTCATCAGATTGGAGAGCGTGGCTTCTTGGAGTTCGAGGCGCTCGGCCCAGTCAACTGCGCGGTTGAGTGCAAGCTCGGAGAGTTCGTCACCGCGATGGCTGCGGGCTGCGATCACCACCTTCTGCTTGGCTGCGTCGAGGTCTTGCTGGGTGCGCTGCAAGGTAAGTGCGGTGCTGTACGCGATCCCGTTCAGTACACGCTTCTGCGCGTAGGCGAGTCGGTTAATCTCGGTCGGTACACCATCGCGCTCAACAACTACCTTGTCAGTTAGCTCAGTAGCGATGACCTGGAGGGCTTCGATCAGAGAGATGGCCTTGGCGGTGGAGGTCTTTGAAGATTGGTTCTTGCTCATGTGAGTTCTCCTTGTGGCCGGGGGATTTCCCGGTAGCCTCCCGCAGCATACCGGAGTCCTTGGAAAAACAATTACCTTCTCGGGAACCGTTAATTTTGAAGCGCAGCGGGTGCGTAGCACTCAAAATTCACGGCGGAAGGTGATTGTTTTTACGAGGTGGTATGCAAGGAAAAGAGGCTGCCGGGGAAGCACACGGACGCCTAGGGGAACGGGAATGGGCAGGGGCCAAGCACACAAAGGCATCAGAGCCGAGTCCGGCGCGCCGAAAGAAGCCCGAGTCACCGCCCCTTCAGTCTATCAGTCAGGGTCAGTAGAGCAATCGGTACATTGACAGGGTATTCGAGGGAGCCGTAGGAGGGGGGACATGGGGGGAGGCATAACCTTAGCTTCAGTCCTCCTCGAATCAGGTAAGGAGTGACGTATGCCTATGAAGCCAGCGGTGAAAGACACCGAGTATGTGCCCTCAGTTCAAGGTAAGCTGACCGCCCTACAAGATAAGTTCGTGGATCAATACATTGCAAACGGAGGGAACGGTAAACAAGCAGCGATAGATGCTGGTTACAGTGAGAAAGCCGCTGCGGAAAGCGCGTATGTGCTACTGCGTAAGTCACAGATAAGCCAAGAGATATACAGGCGCACGGTTGAGCAAATCGGGTTGGCTGCTCCAAAGGCTCTGGGAACGATTGTGGGGCTCATAGACAAAGCCAAGTCCGATTACGTGAAGCTTGAAGCGGCTAAAGACATCCTTGATCGGTCTGGTATGCGTCCTCCTGAGCGAGTGAACCACAAGGTAGATACCGATATAGTTGTGAA